TGTTTTTACTTCTTGTGCAATTAAACCATCAATAACCGTAGTAGTGTCCATATGATTTACATTAGGATAATACTCTGCCATATCTGTTGGTACATCTTGTGATGCTTTCCAATTAAAAGTTACAGGTCTAAGTTCATTAATAAAATCTAATGATTTCCAACCTACATTGTTTACATTTGTTTTTAATCTTTCGTCAGAACTTCTTGACCAGTTAGCGTCGGAAGTAAAAGTATTTTGCACTACATTACTAGGTTTACCAAATGAAAATCTATCACCATTTCCAGCAATTTCTTTTCCTATAATAATAGCGTTACTGTGAGTAACATCTGCCATTGAACAACTACTACCTATAATTGTATTGCTACTACCAGTAGTTAAACCACTTCCAGCTGAATAACCCATAATAGTATTATGATCTCCTGAAGTAATTGCATCACCAGTATAGTTACCTACAACTACGTTATATTCTCCACCAGCTACAGCTCCACCGAGTGCGTGAGTACCTATAGCTAAGTTATGATTTTCGGTATCTGCATCGTCATAGGCTGTATAACCAATGGCAATAATATGACTGCCTGTTGTATTTTGTTCTGCTGATTGATAACCAATAGCAATACTCTCAGACATACTTGTTGCTGACTTTGCTGATTCTTTGCCTATGGCAACATTATAACCACTTGTTGCTACACCTGATCCCATAGCCTCGTGACCTATCACGACATTTTCTGCTAAAGTTGTAGCGTTTTCAGCGGCATTATATCCTATAATTACATTATCATTACTAGTGGTTAAAGAAGTTCCAGCATTATAACCAACAGCTACGTTATTATCTCCTGAAGTCAAAGCATCTAGAGAGTTATTGCCAACTGCTACATTAAATTCTCCACCATTGATTGCACCACCTAAAGTATTATATCCAATCCCTATATTATCATTCTCTGTATCAAACTGCCACCCAGCTACACCTACCATTGTGTTTCTATCACCTGTAGTGACTGATGAACCAGCATCACCACCTAAAAAAGTATTATGTGTACCCTCAGTTACTGATATTCCAGCAAACCTACCAAAGAAAGCACAATCTACTGCTGTAGTAAGTCCACTTCCAGCTTGATAACCTACTGCCGTATTTCTATCTCCAGTAGTCAAAGCATCGAGTGCATAGTTGCCGATTGCTACATTAAATTCACCACCAGCTATTGAGCCACCGAGAGAAGCAACTCCAATACCTAAGTTATGTGTTTCAGTATCGTGACCATCACCAGCAGAAGCACCCATAAATATATTTCTGTTTCCACTTGTTAAAGAACTACCAGCACCATTTCCTACTAATGTATTATAAAGGTCTCCAGTAGTCATAGCGGCACCAGCGTTATTACCAATAGCAACATTATAAGAAGCACTTGTGCTACCTGACATTGCACCTCTACCTAAAGCTGTGTTTTCAGTGCCTGTATTATTTCCTGAAAGTGATAAATAACCAATAGCTGTATTGTTATCTCCAGTTGTAATTGCGTCTAATGCATTAACACCATAAGCGGTGTTACTTCTAGCAAGGTTATCTGTGCCTGATACATCGTGAGTATATATAGAAGTACTATCATCATCACTATTTAAGTGAAAAGGTATACCATTAATAGTTGTTGCAGTTAATGTTTCAACTTTATCCGAAGTTGCACCAATAGATAAGACCTCTACAAAGGCATCATTGTCTTTATTGCGTATATACAACTTGTTGCCATCTGAATCAAACCACCATTGATTAGGGAAAGTGGTACTGGGTGCTGAATTACCTGCACTATTAGTCGCTAGGGCTTGTAGTGAAGTATTAATTTCAGCCCTAGTATTAGGGAATGTTTGATTCGAAACTGTGAAATCTGCTTGTGTCATTTTGTTCTCCTGTTGTTCTTATAAAGTATTTGTTTTATTTTGGCAAATTAAATGGCTCTGCCTTGCCCTGTTGCAACATAATCAAAGGTTATGTCTTGTGCTGAACCACCTGCATTAGTAAAGGTTACACTAAATCCTGTTGCTGACTTACTTGTAACTGCTGTCTGTATATTCTGTGCCGCATTTTGTGCCATAATAATTACACTTGGCTCTGCAAAAAAAGCGTCAGTAAATGTAACAGCTTTCGTTCCTGCACCACTTGCTATGTTTTGTGCTTTTTCTGTTCGATCCATCATATACAACCTAACTTGTGCGTTATTTACTTTAGGCGATTGAGAACTTACAGCAGAAGTTAATTTTAATTGAAACTTAGCATATCTAAATTCATAATTACCATCTTGAAAAGGTGTAAACCCTGTATAAGTAGAATCATCATCTGATGTTGAGATAAATAACTTAGCGTCCATTTGTGGTGAAGCACCTGCACTATCAAACAATCCTTGTGCTGAATCAAATAATCCTGCGTGTTGGTCAAATGAACTAACTCTATCTAATTGATCTACATTTAAAAATGAAGATACTCTCCCTTGATATTTTGCACCCAAAGAAATTTGATTAGCAAAAGTATAAGTGCCTGTACTTTCAAAGCCATCTACTTCATCAAAGAAACCAACTTTATCGTCAAAGTTTCCACTTACACTGTCAAACGATGTAACATCATCACCTGCTAGAATTAAACTATTGCCATCAACAACAACTTGAGATTTAGTTCCTGCAAATGCTGTTTCTTCTGTTATTGTGGTAGCAAGATTTTGTCCTGCAAATTTTGTTACAGTTCCTATTACACTATCTGCTGTTAATGATTCGTGTCCTAATAAATCAAACGCCTTAATAAAATAAACTCCTGCTTTAGCAGGTACTACCACTGTGTTAGCAGGTGGACTGACTTTATCTACTAAAATACTACTGTTTGGATAAGAATCATCTGTATTAGGTGAATATCGAATATGATAATAAGCTAAATCTAAATCAGTTGCAGTGTCCCATTTTAACACCGCTATCTCATCTTGATAATCAATAGACAATCCTGTGATATTAGCAGGTGGATCTTCAAAGCCTACTACATAGTGATCTCCTGCTACATAACCTGATTTATAGCCTAACGCATTTATAGCTCTAACTTTAACATTGTAAGTTACACTACTCTCAACTGGTATTTCTCTTACTTGGTTGCTTGATATACCTGCTGTTTTATAAATTGAATCTGTGCTTTTCTTATATATAACTTCATACTTATCAACAAAGAAATCTGATGTACCTCTAAAAGTAACAGTCATTATTACATTTAGATTACCCTCAGTAACATTAACCGCACTATCAGTAATAGAAACTAATACAGGTGCTTGAACAGTTCTTGGATCAGGTAAAAATGTTGTTGGCTGTGAAGCTGTTTGTAATTTAGTATTATAAGTATAAGCGTCAGCAGAATATTCTAAACCTTTGATTGCTACATTTCCGTTATTCTGTAAACTTAAACCAACACAAATAAAATTATTTGCACTAAAGCCCAAACCACTATGCGTTATTTGGAATATATCCCCAATAGCCAATTCTTGTGCTTCACTTGTTGCCATAAAATTAATCCGTAATCCTGCTCTTGATCTTTTTAAAACTAGTTCAGCCATATCTTCTGCTTGATATGGGCTTACAGTACAAGGCATAGACATTTCAAAATGTAATTCCTCATCATTATCATTAGCTAACATAGTTGCGTATTTAAAGGCACTACCAACATTAGTTTCATCACTAGGCGGATAGATTGCTTCATCAGGTTGAAAGTTTTTTTCAGCGTTATCAAATCTTGCAATAACTCTGTTATATCTTTTTTGTTTAGTTTCACCTTGTGCTTGTATACCTGAAACAATCATATCTTCGGTTATAGATAAAACACTTGAGCCTGTACCCTCTACTTTTATTGTGTATAAGCCACCACTAAAAGTAAAGAAAGCCCTCATAGATGATAATACTTTTTTTACATTATCAATTATTTTAGTCTTGTTACCTAAAGCAGTATGACATTCAAATAGTTTCTCGGTACTAGCACCTGTAAAAGGTGTAATATCTGTATCACAAGTATTTTGAGCCGCAGTGAAAGCTGTGGTATTAATATCACTTGCGGATAAGCCTTTACCATAACGAGTAGAAGTTAAGTAATCATACAAAACCAATGCAGGGTTTGCGGAGTACGCATAAGACGATCCACTTAAATCAGTAAGAACTTGTTTGCCTTTTATAACAAAGTTAATCTTAGGAATAGAGTTAAAAGCGTCTGAGTTATATTTTAACTTAAATACTGCGTGTGCTATGCCTTTACCTGCGTGTGCCGAAGTCCAACCTAATGAACTTACTTCACTTAAACCTGTTAATCCACTTGCATTTAATCCATCATCAGTACCATTAAAAAAAGCAAAGTTTGTTAAATAATGTGTTGTGTCTACATCTTCAACAGTTTCTATTCCTTGATAAACTGGGTGGTCAGTTTCAATAGTTAAACCTGATGTATTAGTTGGTACTGAGGTACTTGCACTAGCCAAGCTAGAAATAGTTTGTGCTGTGCCATAAGTTGAATCTGAGCCTGTGTAAGTAGCGTATAGAACATCATCAATATATAACTCGGTAAATCTTGCAACTTGTCCCTCACATAAAGCAATAACCATATATAAGAATTGATTATCAGGTGATACTGCTAACCATACAATATTACCACCAACTCTACGAGTACCATAAATAACTGGCAATGAATCATTTGATGATCTTTTATTGACCATTATACCATCGCCATTTAGCATAGCTTCAAAGTCAGGCAAATCAGGTACATCAGGTATTAGCCAACCAAATAGAAAGTCTATTGTTTCGTCTATAACATCATCAAAAAAATCAAAGACATCATCAACAGCATCTTTTATATCATCAATTGCATCATCGCACATTTAAACACCATATCCATATTTAAAGCCTACACGCCTAAAGTCGTGATCGGCAAAAAGTTTATCTCTAGCAGGTATATCTCTCCCATCTAAAGTATTAAGCATACAAGCCATTAATTTTTTATCGGCAATAGCTTTGAAAGCCTTTAATAACATACTAGCAGTTTCAGGTGTTCTATGTTCTTTGTTAATCCAAAAACCCATTTCGGTTAGATATTTAGTATCACTAAACCACCATTCAACTATTGCACCACAAACACTACCAACTATTTTTTTGTCGTGTATTAAAACTATAACAGTTCCATCATTAATCATTTTCAAACCATACTTACTAGCTTTCATTAAATTTAATGCAGGAAAAACCATATCAGCTTCTTCTGTCATTTGTTTAACAAACTTCTGTAAATCAACAATGTTATCTTTAGTAGCTAATGCAACTTTATAATTACTGTTCATCTATTTTTTTACCCCATTCAATATCTACCATCATAGCATTAGAAAATTCAAAAAACTTATCACCACTGAAAATTTGTTGTTGTGAATTGTTATTAGTTCTTCTGCCTCGTTTCATTTCAAAGTTAGCCCAATGATTGGCAACATTTACTGTAATCCTGCTTGTAGTCATAGTTTCATTAATTCCATAGCCTGAAATATAACCTAAAAATATTGTATAAGGATTTGTAACTAATGCACCTGCGTCTGTTAAATAGCCTCTTATAATCTCAACAGGTCGGTGTATGTGTTCGTTATTTAATAATAAACTTATAAATGTTTGACTAGCACCCTCTATATCAAATGTAACATTGCTCGTTGCTATTTGACTTGATTCTGTAATAGTCGGTATTTTTAATAAGGTAGCATTAGCTGTATATGTATTACCATCATAAGTAATATCAAAATAAGCTGTCGTTCTGTAATAAATCGTACTACCAATAGTAAATTTAATTAAATGTATCTGATCTAAATGATCAGTAGCTAATTCTGTTTTTAGGGTAGAGTGTAAACCTCTTGACATTATATAACCTCAATAAAATCTAATTCGTATCTATAAAATGCGTCTTGTCCTACTGTAAACTCTTGTACATCATTTTTCAATGCTACTGTGAATGGAACACTATCATAAGTTACTGCTTCGTTATTAGCCAACGCAGTTGTCAATGGTGGCTCTATCGTTACAGTTGCCGCATTACTTGATGATGTAACATCAGACACAACCATATAAACTTTAGTATGTCCTGCAAACTTTATAAAATCTCCTGCTTTAAATCTTCCTGCACCATCAGCACCAAAAGCGTCCATAGCTATTGTCGTGTCAGCAACAGCGTGTACTCCGTTTACCAATACTGATCCTGCTTCTGTTCCAAGTGAATCATCAATAATTGGTGGTGTATAAGTAAATGATTCTTTACGCCCTCGTTGTGCGGTAATAAACGCAAAGATAGGTGCAAAACTTGCCCTAGTCATTGGCGGAAACGATACAGTCATAGACCATCTTTGATTTTGTAATTGTCTAGCTTGTCTGCGTCCACTAATAGATAGCGATACAATAGTTGTTTGATTACTCTTAATGTTAATGCCATTAGATATTGGACTTGTAGGAAATGCACCACTCATACTAGAGCCGCCTGACCTTTATTATTTAAAGCTGAGTTAATCATATTTACAATCTGTCCTCGTCTTGTATCTAGTAGATTTCCAAATGATTGTGCGTCTACTGTGGTTATATTAAAGTTTACTGTTGCACCGCCACCACCAAGTTGATGATTAGGTGTGACTGATCCTGCTGTGTTAGGTGTAAAGAGTTCAGGACCTTTTTCTCCAACTAAGAATGGACTGTTCGGCAATCTAGATCCACCAAACTGTGCAGGTGGTTGTTGGTTTCTAATTGTTTGGACTTGAGCCATACCTGTAGCTAATTTTAAAGCACCAATTGCAACATTAAACGGAAATGGTAGTTTCAATGCTTCTGCTACACCTGCCGCAGTATTCATTATGGCTTCACCAATATTTAACGCTTGTTGCATTCTAAAGGCTTTTTTACTATGTTTAGAAGTTTCAGCTAGTGTTTCTCTTAAATGATGTGCTGTACCTTTTAATTTGTCTTTTAAGGACATTTTTTCTATGTCTACTTCACTAAATTTACCTGCTTTAAAATTATCTAAATTTTGTTTTTCTATTGCGGCTCTTTTATCTGCTTCTGCTTGATAAATAGCAGTTACTTGTTTTTGGAAGTTATCTTCCATAAGAAGTTTTGTTTGTATTAATTCATCTTGTAAAGCTAATTCTTCTTCTCCTAATGCTCTACCACCTTCTAATTTTGCATTTCTTTGAGCCTCGTTTAATTTAGCTAATTGTTCATCAACTAATGCTTTTTCTTCAATATTTTTTTCAATTAATAAGTCTAATTCTGATTTATTAGCTTTTATTATACCCTCTAAGTCTTTACCTGCTGTTATTTCTCCTCGTTCAGGAGTTGGGGGAATGACACCACCTGATTTTCTTTGAGAATCACCCATAGATGAATCAATTAATCTTAATGTTTTTAATTGTTCTTCTAAGATTCTTAATTCTTCTGTAAGTTGTTCTACTCTTTTTACATTATGCGAATTTCTTGTTAAATTTGCTTCATCTTCTTGCTTCTTAGTAGCCCGTATTAATTCTAATCTTTTTTCTTCTACTTTTAATAATGCCTCTGCTGTTGTAGATGGTGCTAAATCAGATATTGAGTTTTTAAATGCTTTAAATTTACTAGTTAATGTAACAACTGCGGCTGTAAACACAGCTATTGCACCGAATATAAGATTTCTTTTGACTGCTAGATTAAATCCGTTCATTGCAACAGTCATTCCTGCTATTGCTGTTGTTATACCGTAGAATACAGTTGCTATTTTTAGAGATATTAAACTAGCAAAAACAGTTAAAACTAAATCGGAATTATCTTTAAGAGTTTTAAACATTTTAGCTAAACCTAACACCGCAACGGTTAAAGTTTTACCTATATGAATAGCAAGTTTCTCTGTTGATCTTGCATTTTCTTCAAAAAATGTATTTAAACTACCCATCGCTTGTTTAAGTGAAGCAAAGAATGATTCGTTAATTTGATTTTTAAAGGTGAATAATTTATCACCTAACATTGAGATAGTTCCCTCAAATGTTTCTGCTAGTGCGTCTGTTGCTGTGGCGAACCTACCATCACCACTAAATACATCTTCAAATGCTTTTACAGTATCTTCAATAGATACTTTAGCACCTTGTTTAAAACCTAATAAAGATCTAACACCTTTTTCTCTAAATATATCTGCCGCCGCAATACCACCACTAAAGGCTCTTTGAATTTGACTAGCAGTAGTTTGAAAATCTAATCCTGTTACTGCCGCAACATTACCAGTGATTTCTAATATACGAGTTAAATCTTTAGCGTCTTTTGATACAACTGCAAGATTACCTGATGCTGAAGCAATATCCTCTAAGCTAAATGGAACTTTACCTGCAAATTTTGCAAGGTTATCAAATGCTAATGCACCCTCTTGAGCAGAGCCAAATAAAAACTTAAATCTTACTTTTAAACTTTCAACTTCTTTACCTGTGTTTACTAAATTCTTAATTAATAAGCCTGTGCCTAAACCTAAGAAAGCATTACGCAAATTAAAGACAGATTTTTTTAAACCATCAAGACCTTTTTTGGTATTGTTGATAGCACCTTTAGTTTTATCCTGTGCTACAATATCTATTTTAACTTTTTTAGTCATCTATCTCCTAGATTTGGCTTTAGCCATATTAATTTGTTGCTGTTCTCTTTTGTTCTTATCTTCTAAGAACACAATCCAAGTTAAAAACTCATCAACTGTGAATTTCTCTACTTGGTGTATAGGAATTTTTAAGTAATCGGCTAATTGGACTATTGCATTATAGTCAAAGTCGTTAGCTATTTTTTTTTAATATCTTCTTTTGTAGGTGTGAGCATTAACCAAGTCGCAAGTTCTGCAACTAAGTCGGGGTCTGCTCTTTTCATTAGATGTTGTTTGTGTTCCAAGTTAAATAAATTTTTACCTTGCTCATCTAACGCTAATTCTATTAATACATATGCCAACCCTGTAATAGTATCGGCTTCCATTTTCTTTAACAATCTACCTTTTTTTTCTAATGTTAAAGGCTCTTTATAAATTGTTAAATCCCAATCTTCAAAGTATTTGCTTTCGCCTGTACTTAAAGTATTAAAATGATCTTTAATCTTATCAATAGCTGACATATGTATTTTTTATCCTAATTTGTAATAATTGTCAAATTATACAGTCGCTCTAGTTATAGCACCATTTATTTGACAAGAAATTGATAGTCTAATTATATCGTCCATAGTTACTGCAACTGAGTTACCTGTTACGATTGCAGGAACAGAATAATAGAAATCTCCACTATCTGAACCCTCAGGGTAAAGTAGTAAAGTTACACCTGTTGCTTCTTGTAGAACTATCTGACCATTAGAGTCAGTTTCGTCCCACATACATTCAACTGTGACTGAGCCACTTTTTCTACTTGTTTCGTATGTTTTATTTGTATCAGATAATTGAGTTGATTCAATTACATCTGCTGTCGTTTCTAGCGTAAAGCCTGTTACTTCTGCTACTGTGTTAGAGCCAATTTTTATAACTCCTGCTGAGCCTGTATGTACTGCCATTTTATTCTCCTTGTTCTTCTGTTATTTTAGTTGATTTTTTTTTGGGTTTTGCAGATTCAGTAAGCCAACCTTGCTGTGCATACTCATCTACTTGGTTATCCCAAACCTCAATAGTATCTCCGTCTTTATTTTGGAGTTTTATTTTTTTTGCCATATTTTCTCCCTGTTGGTTTCTTAGCTTCAGGATTGTTATGCTTATGCACCCAACCATCTTCTAAAAACTTGTTAGGATTATCTGTTAATACAGTCAATCCGTTCTTAATTAAATAAACTTTATCACTCATTTATGGTGTCCCTTGTGTGAATTTATAGAAGCACCTTACAGTCATAATTATACCACCATAAGGAAATATACTTCCCTCGTCTGTTTCTACGCTAACTAATTGGGTGTCCAATGCGTTACCTGATCTAGTTCTATCACTATCTAAAGCTGTTTCAACTGTAGTTACTAACTCGTTGCGTTTAGTATCTATATTACTTGTCGTTGTACTAGCTGTAGTAACAAAACCAAATATTCTAAAATCAATCGTGCCTGTGCGAGTTATGCCACTATTCTTAATAG